ATAGATGCGGCAGTAAGAGCGTTCAATCGAATATTGGTTTTGATTCGCACAGATGACGGCAGTGTGGGAGGACCGGGAAACAGTGCTCCTGCAAGAAATCTAAACCCTGAGGCAGGAGACTAAGAATGCCACGCACGAAATTTCCGGTCGGGAAACAACAGCAAACCCCATCAGCCAATTTCTCACCAATCGAAGAACTCGGCGTTGAGGGAGTCAAAATAAGCTCCGGATATGTACACGATGAGTTCCTGACAAAGCTGCAAGGGGAACGCGGCCGAAGAATATTTCGGGAGATGAGGGACAACGACTCCACCATTGGAGCTATATTGTTTGCAGTCGAAATGCTCATTCGTGCTGTTGACTGGTCAATCGAAACTGACATCCCCGAAAATGAAATGGACGAAGCTGCAATCGAAGCGGTGGAGTTTGTTGAGGGAGTGTTTTTCAAGGACATGGAGCACACCTGGGACGAATTCTTGTCAACCATTATGTCGATGTTCACCTTCGGATGGCAGTACACCGAAGTCGTCTACAAGCGGAGGATAGGACCCGATGAGGCCGACGAGACAAGGCAGTCCATTTATACCGATGGCAGGATTGGCATCAGAAAGCTTGCCGACCGCTCACAGGAGACCCTTAACAGATGGGAGATCCAGGAACCACATGGTCAAATATTGGGGATGTGGCAGGACGCTCCAAATGGAGGACTCGCCTCCATGTTTATCCCCATCAGCAAGGCATTACTTTTCAGACCTCATATGTTCAAGGGGTCCCCGGAAGGCAGGTCCATTCTGCGCAATGCATACCGTCCGTGGTTTTTCTTAAAGACCATCCAGGAGATTGAGGCGGTAGCAATTGAGCGAGAACTCGCAGGTCTCCCGGTTGCCTACATCCCGAACAACATACTGACGGGCACCACACCGGAACAAGTAGCCATCAGAAAAAAGTATGAGAAGATGGTTCGGGATATCAAGTTCAATGAGCAGGGAGGAGTCGTCCTGCCAAGCGATACCTATAAGGACTCTGACGGCAACCCAACAGTAGTCAAACAGGTGTCCCTTGAATTGCTGAACGCGGGAGGAACCCGGGCAGTAGACACCAATAAGACCAAGCAGGATTACAAGGCTGATATTGCAAGAGTCATCCTTGCTGACTTTATTTTCCTTGGCACGCAGGGTCAAGTGGGCTCCTTTGCTTTATCGAAAGATAAGACGGACCTATTTGCAAGAGCAATTGAGGGATGGTTGGATGATACCATTGCCGAAACCATTAACAGGAGGCTCATTCCTACTCTCTGGAAATTGAACGGTATGGACCGCAAGTACATGCCCAGGCTCAAACCCGGGAAGGTGGCACCGGAGGATGTCGAAAAGCTCGGCAACTTTGTTGAGTCCCTCAGTCGTTCCGGGTTTGTCATCGGAGCAGATAAGAGACTTGAGGACAGGCTGCGCGATGCAGGTGGTTTGCCGGAACGTGACCCGGAACTTGACAACGAGGACGACCCAACGAACCCGAACAACATGGGAGGACTTGACAATGGCGAAGGCGGAGAGGAAGTGGTTTAAGAATAGGTTGATTGCTGCCGTATCGGTCATTCTAACCGGGAGTTCGTTGCTGGGAGCAATGTGGGCATTTGACGGCCATTATGCAAAGGCGAAGGAACTGCAGACTTTCAAAGATAGTGTGCAGATCAAGTTTGACACCGACCGGTATAAATCCTTGCAGGAGAGGATATGGCAATTGGAGGAACATTTTGGAGGTCCGGGAGTTCCGAAAGCACCTCCAAGCATCAAAAAAGAGTATGTGGAAATTAAATCCGAATTCGAAATTATCAGGGCGAGGTTGAATAAAGGTGCCAAATAAAAGACTCATACGAGCTGCGGAGAAATACGAACCACGCATCAAAAAGACACTGCTACAGATATTCAAGCAGGTCAAAAACGACATCCCTGATGCGCGATTGGTTGAACTCCTCTCCCAGGGCAATCTCCAGGGGGCACTTGATGAGTTACGAATATTGCAGCCTGCATTGATGCGTCAGCTGCAACCCATACTTGTCGAGGCCAATATTCAAGGAGCTCAAATAACCATTGACATATTCCCGCAGGAGAACGTGCACAATAACTTTGCTTTTGACTTATTTCAGACGACAGCGGCAGAGACTTTGCGGACAAGCCAATTAAACCTAATCCGCTTAATCTCATCTAACACACGACAAGCAATTGAGTCGGCGCTGGTAAGAGGTCTGTCCGAGGGGTTAAACCCGAGGAGCGCGGCCTCCTTGTATAAAGACACTTTAGGGCTCACTCCCAATCAGGAAGCAGCAGTTCGAAACTATCGGAAAGCACTTGAGTCAGGTGACATGGGTGCACTTAACAGAGAACTGAGGGATAGGAGATCTGATAAGAGGATTCGCCGTCTGTTTGAAGAAAAGAGATCCTTGAGCAACGAGCAGATTGATAAGCTTGTCAATAAATACCGTCAAAACTATATTACTCATCGGGCCGAAACCATAGCTCGCACTGAATCGTTAAGAGCAGTTGATCTGGCCTCCCAGGAGACCGAAAGACAGATGGTGGCAAGCCCGGACGTTGACACTGAGGGAGTAGTTAAAGAATGGATCCCGGTTTATGACGCAAGGACCAGAAATGCCCATTTGAAAATACCGGGTTTGAATCCAAATGGAGTGCCAATTGATAGCGGAGTGTTTGAGACACCATTGGGTCCACTGCGGTTCCCGAGAGATCCATTAGGAGCTGCTAAAAATACCATAAACTGCAGATGCACAATAGCTTACAGGAGGAAAACACCATGATGCCAAAAATGAAAAAAGAATACTTGCGGTATTTCATTTGCGTTCTCGTCGCGCTTTGTCTGGCGGGAATACTTCTTGCCAAGTGCGCGTATGCCGCCGAGGTCACCCTCGCTTGGGATGCCAACGAAAAGACTCCGGATGGTTACCTGATATTTATGAGAGTCGATGGAGCCAAGTATAATTATGCCTTGCCTGCGTGGCCTACCGACGGGCAGAACCATACACAGACCACTTGTGTGATCAAAGGATTACAGGAGGGGAAGACATACTACTTCGTTGCCCGGGCTTTTGTTAAGAGTGCTCAGAGTGGAGACTCGAACGAAGTGACGTATGCAGTGCCAATCACGCCTCCCGATGCTCCGAGTAATTTGAAGACTTTGATGGAGCAAGCATTGGCAAACCAGGATCTAATGCTCGCCAAGCTTGACAGTATTGAAAAGAAGGTGACAGAAAAGGAAACTCCTCCTCCTTTGCCTTCCGCTTCAGGCTATTGTGCAAACCCGAGGAGCAAGATATTTCATCGTGCTGATAAGTGGTGTGGGGTCGGTGCGGTTTCATACGACACAAGGCAGGAGGCGATTAGTGCTGGTTATCGTCCCTGCAACATTTGCACACCTTAGGAGGAGACGATGACGGAACAAGGAAACGCCATCAATGGCGTCCAGGAGATAAGCACGGGGAACTGGTTTTCAGAAATCTTTCGCGATGACAATGGTAATATGTCAAGCGCAAGAGTCATCCGGTTCATCACCAATCTGTTCATTCTTGCAGTGTGGGTCTATGTGTCAGTTCGCAACCACGAATTGGAAGAGATCTCATGGCAAGTAATGCTTTTCGGCCTCGGCTCAAATGCAGTTCCAATGGTTCAGAGACATTTCGAAAACCAGACTCCCAAATAGGCAGGAAGCACACGAATCCAAAGTTCAAATAATAACCTAAGGAGGCCAAAGATGGCAGGAGGGGAGAAAAAGAAAGTTCAAATCGTCAAGGTGGACGAGGAACAGAAAATGGTCTTCGGCTTTTTCAGTATCAACAAGATCGGCAACGATTTGGTTGAGGATCTGCAAGGAGACTTGATTGAAACGGCCGAGCTGGAGAAAGCTGCATACAATTTCGTTCTGGACGCAAGGATTGCCGGGGACTCACACGTCCGCAAGGGAATCGGCCGTCTTGTCGAATCCGTCCTCTTCTCCTACGAAAAACAAACGGCCATTTCTGACTGCCTTATGAAACAGGGCATCGAAGCCGTAGTCGATCTCGGTTGTGAGGGATGGTTCGGCGGTTTTAAAGTGGATGATGAGGACGTATGGAAAGCTGTAAAGCAAGGTGAGTATCCTGCGTTCTCCATTGGCGGTTCTGGTGTAAGGGAACCCATAGACTAACAGCAAAACAGGATTAGGAGGTTGCCATGCACTCTACCATTGGAAAGGGCAGCTCCAGCCGGAAGCGGCACATGCTCAAGGACATCACTGTCGGAGAAGTCAGCTTTGTGCCTGCCGGTGCAAACCAGGGAGCACTTCAAGCAATCATCAAGGTCGCCGATGAGGAGGAGTTTCTGAAACGTCTCTTCAACGAAGTCTTACGGGACTTCGGCGTCAGAGAGGAGGTTGATGCGTTGATGTGTGAGTTGCTCAAAGTCAACTCCGCATTGAGGGAGTCGCTAATCGAAATTATCCGCAGTCCCGAATATACGGATAAGAAGGACGCCATCAAAACCTCCCTCGGCCAATTTATGTCGGCCATCACCACAATGGTAGATGACTCCGAAGTGATCAAAGGTTTCGGGGATTTACATAAACGAGCAATGAAAACGGAAGGAGGAACAGCATTCCCAGCAGGGGACTTCGCATATGTCCCCGACGCGAACACACCATCAACATGGAAGTTGCGCCTGACCAGCACTCCCGGAGGAAAACCTGATCCGCGGATTGTGGGAGCTGCGGTCGCTGCGCTCGGTCCGGGCTTTCGTGGCAATAAGGTACAGATCCCAAGTGCCGCGAAAGCAGGAGTTGTCCAAAGGGTTCGAAGGGCATGGCTGACTGCTAACCCGGGAAAGGGTAGAGCCGACCTGCCGAATGTTTTAAAATCAACTGACCAGGAGGATCAAATGAGTAAAGAAGAACTGGAGAAAGCCAAAAAGGAAAACGACGAGCTGACCGCCAAACTTGCAAAGGCGGAGCTCATGGCGGGCATGACCGATGACCAGAAGAAATTTCACAAAGGTCTGGAGGGCGATGCCAAGGAGGCTTTTGAAAAGGCCGACTCCGATGCCCGGGACGCCATTATCGCCAAGGCCAATGAGACCGATGAGGAGTTCGACGCCGATGGCGTGATCATCAAACGCTCCGAAGTCGGCGCAGGTATGTTCGCCTTCATGAAAGCACAAGCGGCCAAGAATGCCAAGCTGGAAGCCGACCTCAAGAAGTCCAATGAGGAGAACATCCAGAAGGCATACGAAACCCGTGCCGAAAAAGAGCTGCCGCACCTGCCCGGGACAGCCGTGGAGAAGGCCGAAATGCTCAAGGCCATTGACGGTATCCCCAACGAGGACATGCGCAAGAAGCAGATGGAGATGCTCAAAGCCTCCGATGCAGCCATGGCCAAGCAGTTCGAACAAACCGGTTCGGACACCACCAATGCCGATCAGCTCGGTGCCAATGCCAAACTGAACAAGATGGCGCAGGACCATGCAGCGAAGGAGAACATCCCCTTCGCCAAGGCATACTCCGCAGTCATTGACACCGCGGATGGCAAAAAGCTGTACGAGGAAACCCTGAAACAGTAACCCTTTCGAACAAAGGAGACTGACACCAAATAACTGTTTGACCTTTTTCAACTCACTCTTAATTAGGAGGAATCAACAATGGCCAGAGAAGAAGCACTGAAATGCATCTCCCTGCAGGCGAGCGACGACTTGTCTGCTCTGCAGTGGACTTTCGTTGACGTCAACTCCAGCGAGTTGCTGATTGCGCCGACCGGTCAGGGAGCCAAGGTTATCGGAGTGCTGCAGGACAAACCCGCAGCCGCAGGTCGTGTAGGCAGCGTCGCCATCGAAGGAGTCACCATGATCAAACTCGGTGCCGACAGTTTGACCGCAGGTATGGCCGTCACCACCGGAGCCGATGGTCAAGCGGAACAAGCTGCGACCGGAGACATCGCCCATGGAACCCTGCTCGAAGGTGGTGACACCGACGAAGTCGTTGCCTGTCTGCTCAGTCCGAACGGATACATCGTTCCGGCTTAGTACCTGATCGGCGTCATTTGCGTTATTTATAGAAACAGAAAAAAGAAACGTGAACTCAAAGTAAAGGAGAGCAATCATGCCTCAGCCAGTCGCAGGAGATGTCCATGTCAATACTCCGTTGACCAATATCTCCATCGCTTTCATGCAGGATGCAACCAACTTCGTCGCCGCGAAAGTATTCCCGAACATTCCGGTGACGAAACAGTCCGATCGGTATTACGTCTACGATCGGGGTGATTTTAACCGAGACGAAATGGAGGAGAGAGCTCCTGGGACCGAATCGGCCGGCAGTGGTTACGACCTGGACAATACGCCGACCTATTACGCTCCGGTGTACTCCTTCCACAAGGACATCGATGATCAGATCCGCGCCAATGCCGACTCCGTGCTGGCTCCCGATCGCGAGGCCACAAACTTCGTGACCATGAAGGGTATGATCAAGCGGGAAAAATTGTGGGCGACCAAGTACTTCAAGGCAACCGTTTGGGACACTGACGACACTCCCTCCAATCTGTGGGATACGGCGAGTTCCACTCCCATCGAAGATGTGCGCCTCGCCAAACGTACCGTTCTGCGCTCCACCGGATTTGAGCCCAATACACTCGTCCTTGGCAAGAAGGTGTTCGACGATCTCCAGGATCATCCGGATTTCGTTGACCGCGTGAAGTATGGCCAGACCGGTCCGAACCCGGCGATGGTGACCCTCATGATCATGGCGCAGATTTTCGAGATCGATCGTGTGCTGGTTATGAAGGCCATCGAGAATACGGCAGCGAAGAACGCCACCGCATCCCACAGCTTCATCGGTGGAGATCATGCCTTGGTGGTCTACTCCGCTCCGAATCCCGGCATCATGACCCCGACTGGCGGATACACCTTCAGCTGGACCGGTTTCCTGGGAGCCTCCCCGGACGGTGCACGCATCAAGCGTTTCCGCATGGAGCATCTGTCCAGTGACCGGGTCGAGATCGATATGTCCTTCGATCAAAAGCTGGTCGCCTCGGAGATGGGTTACTTCTTCGAGCAGGTGGTGACCGCCGATTCGTAATTAGTCGGCCTCAACCATTAACGTCGGAAATGGAGGAGCAAAATGGTAATGCAAGCAAGCCTGAGGAGACTCCCTGAACTGCGGCGGGGTGATAAGTTGTATTGTCGGCGCAAGGTCCGTGTGTCCGGCCGCACCTATGCCGCAGGACAGGAGCTCCCTTATCGTCAATTGTCCATCCCGTGGAGGAGACTCCTCCAGATGTATGCAGCCAAGCAAATCGTCAAACGGGATTTCTTTTCAGTCGATGAGTGGATCAAAATGCAAGTCGATAATCCTGCCACCAAGGAAGGGGAGTTGATTGAAATGCGTCCCGTTGGAGGAGGATGGTTCAACATTCTCGTCAGCGGTGTCAGTCCATTCAAACGGAGATTCAGGGAGGAGGCAGCCGAAAAGAAAATCGAAAATCTCCGTCAGAAAGTTGAGGACATCAAAAACTCTCCGGCAAAATAAGGAGGGCCATGTCATTTGCGCCTGATGGGGCAGTAAGGCTCTGCCCTGCCCCTTCGCGCTAAAACCTGGAGGATTTTATGACAACCGCATTGAAAGCGTTCATAACCAATAATGTGGCAAGGGAGCTTCGTGCCGACTATTCGACGCACCATTTGTTGATGATGTTGAGCGAGCATGGAGAGGTGCACGAGGGGAAAACATACACACTCGAAGACTCAAACGCTGACGTGAATGCGACTCCCCTGCACCTCTCCTTTACCACACCGGACACCGAGGAGCTCACACATCTGCTTATCAACTACGATGTGGCAGGACAGGCTGAGTTCGTGTTCACCGAAGCACCGACCGGAGGTTTGACTGGAGGCACCGCTGCTACTCCCTTGAACCGCAGGAGATCTTCGACCAATGTGAGTGACTGGACCAATGTCCTCAAAGGTGCGGCCGCTCCGACCGGAGGAACCACGTTGACTGATCGTTTCAGCGGTGGAGCCCAGGGTAATGCAAGCACTCCCGGAGGAACGAGGGGACAGAGGGAGTGGAACCTGAAGCCGAATACCTCCTACTCCCTCAGAATCACAAGCACGACGGCAGGAGCGAATGGTTTCCTTGAGCTCGTCTGGTATTCACATTCTGACTTAGGATAGGAGAAGATGAGTCATGGCTGCAACTGAAGAACAAATAAGAATCCTGATCCAGGACGCAAAGGGACCAAAGCAATATCTCCCGACTGAACACTATACGGCTATTCTACAACTTGAGCCGGATAATGTGTATCGTGCTGCAGCCATTGCTTGCAGAGCCATTGCTTCTAAATTTGCCATTCAGGTCAATACCACAGCTGACAAAGTCTCCATCAGCCGACAGCAGAAATTCGAGCACTTCATGAAACTGGCGGATAAGTTTGACGCAATGGCGGATAAAGGGAGTTCGACAATTGCCTCTGTCGGTGGTCCCGCTCTCACAGGTGTCTCCAATGACGAAATTGACAACCAGAGGCAAGACACCGACCGTCCGCAAAGCAAGTTCCGCAAAGGCATGGATGATAACCCTCCCGACGGGGGAGACGAAAACTTTGACTGCTGCCAATAGGAGGTTACTGTGAGCGACTTTTATGACGAAGCACTTCAGGCAGTGGAAGAGGTTGCGGACATTATGTCCACTGTCCATCGGAAAGGGTATGACTACTATGCCGTGACAACTCCTGCAGCAGGTGATCCGGTGACCTCCGGAGAATTTACTTTGTGGGGCAAGGACGTCCATGCAGACGATGCAGCCATTGTCACTTCTCTGATATCCGCTGCAACCAAGCAGGGGGAAAAGCGCACCAAGAACATTTTCGTCTCCAGGGTCATGGACGGCTTTTTCCAAAGGCTTGATGAGGACCTTGCAAAGGAGCCATTCCCATTCGTCGAAATCAGGCGATATCCCATCATCTCCATTGACTCTGTCGAAACTGTTCAGGGAGGAGTCCTCACTCCAATAGCCTCTGCAAACTATCGATTGAAGCAAAGGGACCTCGAATTTCCAAGACTCCTTTTCACCACCACTCCCACATTCGACACCGATCAGGCTTATCCCATCGTCATCGGGTTCACTGTGGGATATGGTAACGCGGCCGCAGTACCCGAGGACATCAAAACGGCCATCAAGCAACATGCTTTGTTCATGTACGAAAACAGGGGAGATGTTATTTCTGAGGGAGAATTGGGGATGCCTTTGGAGGTGCGCAACATCTATCACAACTACATTATCGACGACACTGGAAAGTAAAATGGCAAAGAGAATAGTTCATAGGAGAAAGCTGCAAAAGATTGCCATCGGGGACATGACGCATCGCCCAACTCTCCGGAGAAGGTCCCTGCTTCCTGGAGGTGTAGGTTCTGCCGGCTTTACTGAAACTGAAATCGACCTGGGAGTCGTGTGGGCAAAAGTCGATACACCGGACACCGACAATTCGGGTGAGCTGGTATTTGCAGGAGTTAACCTGAACCCCAATACAACAACCATCTTCTGCATCAGGTATTGGAGCACGGTGACCACGGAAGACATCGTCAACTGGAAGAACGAGAATTACGAAATCCTCCAATTGTTTGATCTCGACAAACGGGAGCAGTTTCTCATTCTTGCTTGCAGGTTGAAGGGGGACGACACCAAAGAGGCGAACAGCTGATGATCAAAGTAAGGAAAGGGAAAGACAACAAAAAGACTTTTCTACACATCAAGCAGTCTCCCCGTAAAATTGCGAGGGGGATTTCTAATGGGTTGTATGATATAGGCAAGGAGAACGTGAGACATCTCAAGACGCTGATTCAGCAAGCCCCTGCTACAGGCAGATATTACAGAAGGAGGGGAGTTGTACATAGAGCCTCAGCAAGAGGAGAGCCACCTGCAAGCGACACCGGCAACCTCGCCAATACCACGGACTATAAGGTTCGGGGAGTTCATCAGGTAGAGTTTGGCGATACGGCTGAATATGGCAAGTTTTTGGAGGGGTCGAGGCCACACGTTGAAAGAACGGCTTTTGATAAGGCCAGAGATAATTTGAACAGTTTGACACACGCAGTTGATAGGGAGTTGAAGAGATCATGAAATTATCTGACGTCACAGACCAACTCAAAATATTGCTGCCGAAGTATACAAATCTCTTTAGCAGTCAGGTATCCTTTTCTTCTGTGGTTGCCTCCTCAAATGTGGTGACGATAGATGCAGTGGGACATGGGCTCTCCTCCGGAGAAGCTGCAACTCTCCAAGGGTTCAAGTATCCCACTCCAATCGACAGCGTGTCACAGGACGGTTTGATCTTTACGTTCACCACGTCGGAAGAGCACGATTTGACTTATGGCTGGCAGGACGAAGTCGAATTGGCGGGATTTACTGATGCAGCTTGGAACGACTCCTTTGCATTGATAGATGTGACGAACCGGAACACTTTCAAAGTGCAGTCAACAAATACACTGCCGATTCTAAACGGGAGCGAAGTACTTTACGAAGATCGGGTGGATGGCGTCAATGGCATTTATACTCTAACTGCTGTGACTCCTGACCAATTGTCGGTCACTGGTTCCGGGATCAAGGATGGCACATATATTGGAGGTCAAGTACACTCCAGAGTTCAGGTTGCGGGCTCAGTTTCCTTTGAAAGAGCTTTGGAGCAATATACGGAACAGAGCTTGACAGGTGTATGGGCATTTGTTGTCATGGACAATGCGGAGACATCAAAGGACCGCAATACCATCAGTGACGCTGTTGCTACTCCTGTGACCGGTTCAGACATTCGACTTCGTTTGGTTGACGGGTTTGTCATCCATCTATTCAAAAATGTCTCTGCAGAGATTGCGGCCGAAGCCTCGGTGGACATATTGAGGCATGACTTATTATTTCCAATTCTGAGGAGCGTTTTTGGAGCGAGGTTTGATACCGGTTTGTCCGGGGGAGGAGATTTCAGAACCATCCTCAAAGGTCACAATATGGTGTACTATAACAGGGCAACTTTAGTTTACTCCTATGCATTTGAAGTCTCTATGGACCTGATAGAAGACGATGCAGTGCAGCCGCAGGATACAAGAGCGTATCGGGACACCAATTACACTCACACATTTGAGGATTCCGATACTGTTGATATGACGGTCACCATCAAAAACGACGAGGAGACATAACATGGCAAAAGTGAAATTGAAACTGAACACTCCGCTGAGAGGACATAAAGCGGGAAACATTGTCACGGTGAAAGCCGACGACAATGGGAATGTTCTTGACTCCTATTGGCGTAGACGGTTGAAGGACGCGGAAACCGACGGATGCGTGGAGGTTGTCAAGGAGTCCAAAAAATCCAAGAAGTCAGTTGCGCCGGAATCTTCCGAATAGGGAGTGGGCTCAACATTATCATAAACATTTAGATATGGAGGAAAGACATGGCAATTCTTTTTCCCGATCAAACATGGCAGATCATTCCGGCCTCGCAACTGGCAGGAGTACTTGAGCAGAAGGTTCTCCTTGTCGGTCAGATGCTGTCGGGAGGAACTGCTACTGCCGGAGAGTTGCAGCAGGACATTGCCGATGATGGTAGCGAAGACACTTTGTTCGGTCAGCGTTCCCATGTCGCCGGAATGGTAAGGGAGTTCAAAAAACTCAACAAGAAAACCCGACTGGATGTCCTACCATTGGATGACAGTGGGACCGCAGTTCAAGCTACCGCAGTCGTCACCGTGACGGGCACGGCGACCGAGGATGGGAGCATTACCATTTCGGTCGGCAGCGAAAAGAACCACAGTCAAAAGATCGACATTTTGACCGATGACGCTGCCGCCGATGTTGGAGCCGCAATTGACACCGCTTTTGCAGATGACGATGACTCTCCCTTCCAGGCAGGTGCGGCCGCAGGAATTGTGACCTTTACTGCAGAGAATGGCGGGACCATCCCCAACGACTGGTCAGTCAAGGTGGAGGGTTCGGTTGCCGGC